AGACGTATCTTCATTTTTTACTTTTGTAACTAATTCTGAAACCAAATCTGTACCCTTTTTACTATCACATAAAGTAGCAAGTTTTTCTTGTTTTGTTCTTCCCATATCTGTATCGTAACTGTTCAATGTATCCCACATCATTATAGTATAAAAAATATCACCCTTTTTAGTCCCTTTCTCAGGAACCTTCACTTCCTTTTTCTCGATATCTTCAATATTATCAGTAAAGAAATCGCGCAAATCTTTACAATCTTCTGGATCTGCTCCACTCTCTATTACTTTATCAATACGGGTATCAATTTCGTCTTCATAATACTTAGCGGTTTTATTCAGTGCAAAGTAAGCACCTACAGATGAACTCGAACAACAACATGCTAATAAAACAAGTAATGCAGCTGACATTTATAATAACTATTTATTTTTTTTCCTGATCTATCTGATTCACCATGTACATAATAGGTATCATCTGGTATATCTTTTTCCAATCACTTTTGGATTCCTCGTAATACTTTTTGGGGTCTTTAAGCCCTTCAGTTATAATTTCGTTTATCTTTTCTGTATAGAACTTGATCTCTTCTAAACAGAAATTATAATATGGATCGTTACTATCCATTACCTGTAGTAAAGCTTTATCTTTTAAGCTTATCGTTAATGTTTTGGAAAAGTTCGGGTGTGTTTCTCTTTTTTATCGCAAAGTTTTTGAGCATGTTACTCAAACTATTAAACGAGACACCTTGACGCAGTGGGTTTAATCTCGCCTTCGATTTTGACTTTGGTTTTGGTTTTGGTGAATTTGGTTTTGGTGACTTTGACATTTATTATATACCTATATTTAAATCGTCGGTATATATTCCCATCTGAGATCTTCGCATATCTTTTTCCATATAACATCCTGTTGATATAACTTTTCCTTGGATTTCAAAAGTGGAAAATATTTTAAATATTTATCTTCACTCAAAAGTTCACAGAATTTATATAGAACATACGAATAACTCAAAAAATTTTTACGTTCACTTGGACAATTATCGTCGAACGGTTTTTGGATATCCTTGAACATTATACGCAAACGTTCTTCGAGTTCTTGTGGCATAGACGGAGGTTTCACCCCACTTATAATGTTCGTAATATACGGTACATGTTCATAATACTTATTGAGTTTCAGTTTTTTGAGTAAACTTCGAACACGCGCGTGTGTGATTTCATCTAATGTTTTCACTTTTATTTTTTTGAGTTCGTTTCGTAACTGCTCTATTACAACAGGTGGTATATTCGTAGTTTCTTGTGCTTGGAACTGTGATAACCATTCATTAAAATGATTTTCACGTTTATATGAATAATTAACTATTTTTTCCGATGTTTCCTGTTCCTCTCTATATGTGAGTTCTTCACTTATAAGTGTTGCAAGTATCATACCGCAGTTATCACATACGAGATCACTTGTATCCGCAAAATGAAATACGTTACTTTCCGGACATTTTGGACAATCTTCGCGTTTCTTTTCTATGGGTCTATCTATATTATTTACTTTTTCTACTTCTATGAGGTAATCGTTGAATATATCTTTTCTCTGTAGTCCCGTAGTTTCTTTACAATTGAAAATGTTATCGGTACTTACCTCCTTTTTAAGTTCGTCTGTATATAGTTCTAAATATGGCATACACTGTATTATATACTCGGACATTTCGGTTTCGTACTTTGATTTATTTTTGGGGTCTTCGCGGATAGACTTTTCCCACATTTCAATTTTATTCGTATACCTACTTAAAAAATTACCTTCCATGTATACTAATTAAGTAGAATGCTCCGTAATCTTTTAACTAACGTTATACTATGGATACATGGTACAGTGAAAAGTATAGTATCCGTTCCAGATTACAAAATTATAGATACGTCTATGGAATACTTTCTTGATACTAACATGAAAATACCATTACCCGAAGAACTCGATGAATTTTGGGGTAAAGAAAGTGAGGAATGGGACGAGGAAACGGAAACTTTTTTTAAAACTTTAAACTTTACGGACTATAAAAATACCAAAATCCCAGAAAACGTTACGAAAACATTGGTTCGTGTTAAATATTGGTACGATAATAAGGTATACAAGTATTTGACGTACGATATGAATCACCCATGGCCACCACCACGGGAAAATGGTTTCATGTTTAACATACCAATCGTATCGGCTGTTTTGCTCGATTCGGATGATAAACCGGTTAAGGATATATTGAATAAAATTAGACGATATTCGGGCCCACGTAAAGATTTTCATAATGAAAAAATTAAGATAAGTGATATGTTATATTACGATATAGAAACGCTCGAAAATGATTTTCCAAAAATTAAATTAAAAAATGTATTTGGTATATCTAAAACAGTGAGTACTGTAGACGGTTACGTTACTGATCTTCGGGTACCTTAGTTGCCAAATAAAATTTCAGTTCACCTAAATTGGCGACATTATATTTTAATATCAAAAATCTATTCTGTTCTTCTTGCATGATTTGTACTGTAGAACACATACTCGTTGCTTTTGTAAATATATTCATGTACCGAAGAGAATATTCACCCGAAATTTTGGGACTCTCTTCCGTACATTCAATTTCGGTTTCCTGATTTGCAAAATCACCCATACACTGTAATTTTAATTTTTTGTTTTCACGTGTTATCTCTATAATGTTACCTATATTATGCATATCTCTACATATCCGTTGAAAATCTACAGATGCCATTGGTGTAATTGTGGTCATTGTCATGTCTGGTACTTCAATTTGGTGTTCATTTATATCGAGTAGTTTTAGGGCAAACTTAGTACACGTTTTCTTTGATTCATTATGAATTTCTATATTCATAAACTCTTTACAATTTATACTTATGACGAGAACGTCGTTATTGGTTATCGATTTAAGAAGTTTAAACGTGTTCGAAACATTTATACCCGCGATTATATCGGAGTCACACGAATACTCTTCAAAATTATCGGATGAAAGGTACATATCAATGAGTGATGTTCGAGCCGTATCCAGTGTTACTATATACATTCCATTGGGTTTGAAATATATGTTCACGTCGTTAAGTATATCTTTAAGTACTTCGAATGTTGATTTTATGGCACTTGCCTGAATTGTCGCCAATTTCATATCTGTCATATATTCACTTTATTTCTTTATATTCTTATTGTATGCATCCGAAACACTTTGGTTAATTTTATCTTCAAGTTCTGGTGTCATGGCCGGTTGTAAAGACCTACCGTAATCGTCTAACCCGAAAAGATCACCCGAACCTTCTCCGTCCAATGATGTTGTGGCACACCCACCAAAGTTACACGATTCTAAATCCTGAACAGGTAAAAGAGATTCTAACCAGTTTCGTATTTCATTACCAACCAAAAGTTTACCATTTTTTGTAAGCATTGTCGGAACACGTGTAATTTTGTTTTTGTACTGGGGTGGTATACCCAGTTTGTTAATGTTGTGGTAATTAACAATTTGTTTAAGTTGTGGATGTTTATTAATATAATCGATTATATCCAAACTATGATTACATTGTGGACTATAAATTAAAAGGGACATATCTTAAAATAATTGTGTACTTTTTTTTAAGTAAAAAAACACGGAACATTAAAAAATGTCTGTCAAAAAAAGTCTCGACCACTAAAAAAAATTTTTATTTTTATGGATCATCTTCCTCAAGGAGATAGTTTTTTTTCAAAAATAAATTTCAAGAGTAGTTGGGACTTTTATTGACAGACATTTTATAAATTTTTTACTGTTTGTTTTGTGTATAAAAAATGAATATAATTTAAAATAAATTTTAAAATAAAAATAATTAGTAATATTAAAACAATGAATATTGTATTGATACTATTAATACTTATTGTACTCATCACCATGTCCAGGACGGAAATGTTTACAGAACAATTTGGGTTTTCTGGGTATACTAAACCAAAAGATGTTATAATTTTAGAAGATACCGAAACGGATTTATCTGAATATGAAGAATCCGGTGAAGATGTTGAAATATCTAACGATCTCATGCAAGAAATGGTATTTGCAACAAACAAAGAAGTTTCTAAAAAAACCGGACTTTGTACCTATATTATAGAAACAACATCAGTAAAAAAGTATATAAATAAGGCGTCGGGACAAGAAATGTATAGATGTATGTTCATGGCAGTTAAACACAAGGGATTTGCACTTGGTTTTGCCGTCACGTCTGATATGCGTATAATAGATGGTAAGGCAGTGGTCGTAAGTCTTCGTACCCAACCCATTGAGTATAAACCACCTTCCGACCCAAGTATTTACCAAAAATCTATAAAGGGTAAAGAATTTGAAGATTATACCAAAGTTAGACAGAGTGAAATAGACCTGGTCAAAAACGGAAAATTAATCGATAAGGCTATATCTGAACCACAATCCATGTACGGAAAAATTAACATTTAAAACTCTAAAATAATTGTAATGATCAGTATCGATGAAATAACGCGTATAGCTGAAAAAAGAAACCGGTTAAAAAAGGAAACGTATACTAAGATTTACGAACAAATATCTAAAAAGATACGCCAATCCGTTGATTTGGGACACAAGTACCTTTTTTGTCAGATACCATCCTTTGTTATGGGGTATCCACATTTTAACAGGGTAAAGGCTACTGAATATATAAAGCGACAATTTGAAATAGGTGGTTTTACTGTTCAAACTATAGGTGAATTTGAATTGTGTATTTCGTGGCGCCCAAACAAAAAATCAAACAAACACCACACTGAACCAGAAGAAGAGGAAGATTTTCCTTCATTCGTTAATCTTAAAAAAGCTGCAAATAAATACAGGAGAAATGCGTGAGAGTTAAAGTTTAATTATGTAAATATACTACAAATATGAGCGACCCTTTAAATATACTCACAGAAGCAAAAAGAGAATATATCGGTCAATTATGTTTACTTATGTGTCCCGTTATGATCGAAACTTTCGAAACCATGTATGAAGAAGCCTATAAACTTTCAAAAGGTCGAAAAGTTCTTGTCATGTACCAAAAACTTTTAAAAGAAGTTCCAAACTGGAGTGATTCCATGTCTAAAACACACACAGATAACATAACAAACAGGTGTGCGTGGTTTAACGACCTTTTAGCCGCCGTTTTTGTAAGCTGTGTTAAAATTTTATCTGCGGTTCGATTGAATAAAGAGAATAAGAAGATTTCACTTAAACTCCCAACGAACGAAGTTTTTATTCAAACGTGTTATAACAACGCCGCGAAAGATTTGTACCAGGATCCATACATTTATCACGAAAACCAAAACGAACACGTAAGAAACGATAAGTTATATGAACGATTCTGTGCATGCATCGAAACTTCTGTAAAGGAACTCATACCAGTACAACAAATTTTACAAACGTATATGTCTCAAACACAAGAAGGTCAAGATTTGGATGTCGGTGAAGCTGAAGTTGGAGATTCAGAAGATCCCGATATTCTTGACGGCTACGAAGAGGAAACGTCAGAAGAACCATTCGATAATGAACCACCAATGCCCGAACCCGAACAAGAACCAATACCTGAACAAGAACCAATGCCTGAACAAGAACCAGTTACGATGCCAGGCCAAACTTCACCATTAGATAATGAGTTTCGAACTATTACTACTAAACCAGAACCTCGTGTAGAGGAAGAAGAGGAAGGTGTTTTGTTTCCGGATGCATCCGAAACTCGTGCAAAAAAAGTTGGGTACTATTAAATGGAGTTTGAAGACTATTTAAGAGATCCCGCGTGGGCCGGAATAATCGCCGGTCTTATAACTGCTGGATATATACACTTTAAAGCAAAAATTAACAACGAAGGTAAGCTTCCAGTGAGTGCGTATGCAAAACCAGCTGCACTTACTGCAATTTTAGTATTTTTTATCGTTACGAATGGTTTAGGTAAGAAAGAGACTATATCGACGGAACCATTTTAATTTTCTAACTTAAAGATAATACACATATTTACGGTATAAAATGACTTCCGTGACCGCATTTAATGACATGATGGGTCAATTTCTTGTGGAACTACACAAGACATTTCCAGAAGAAAAGGGCTTGAAAAAATGTTTATCGGCTTTTGATTTAATGAAAGCCTCTAACCCACGTTTAGTGGTAGACGGTTTCATGAAAGGTGTTACGCCATACGCTGATAAGATTTCGTCCAAAGATGAAACGTTTTTCATTAAGGAATCTAAGAATTTGGATTTTATGAAAGGTGTGGATCTTGAAAAACACTGGGCATCTGCTTCAGAAAACACGAAGAACGCGATTTGGCAATATATTCAGACATTATACATGCTCGGTACAACCATTAGTTCTATCCCAGAAGATACACTTTCCATGATTGAAAAGGTTGCAAAGCAATGTGCCGATAAAATGGGTGAAGATGGGAGTGAACTCGATGAAACTGCACTTATGAAAACCATGCAGGGCATGTTAGGTGGTATGATGAAAAAATAAACTCATTATATATAAATGGCGTCTTGGTTCGAAGATCCAAAACAATTAGTTCGCGTAGACAAAGTTCACGAATTTTGGCCTTCAAAAACACAATCTTCAGCAGACCGTGTTAATGCAACAGCACGTTTTATCATTTATGCGACGTGTATAGTGTATCTTATACGCAGAGACCCTCGCATTTTTGTATTGGGTGCAACCGCACTCGGTGTTCTTTATATAATGGAAAAATCGAATATGGTAAAGGATAATGCTATTAGACCAACAACGGTTTATAACAACGCAGGTAAAGAGTGTTCTATGCCAACGAAGGATAATCCAATGGGAAACGTACTCATGTCTGATTATGTCGATAGACCAGATAGACCCCAATCGTGTTATTATCCAACGGTAAGAGAACCAGTAAATAACTATCTCACTAGTGACATTAAATATGGTCCAGCCCGATCACGATCAGCCATGCCCGAATATCAAAGAAATGCTTTATCGAGACAATTCATAAGTATGCCAGATACATCTATAGGTAATACACCATATTACGAGTTTATCCATGGTAAAAGGAGCAGTACGTGTCGTCAGGATCCAAGATTATGTGACCCAGATGCGAGAGGTGTACAACTCGAAGCGTTTGCGGGACTCGATCCAAATGGGGATAAGAGAAGTGGTATGCACAGAGGTTCGGGATTAGCCCCTTAATTTTAAACAATTTAACATTAAAGTAGTAGATACTCGATTTCCATAAACAAAATCTTTTGTAATAATAAATGGCGTATCAACTCCAACCAGGAATGAAAATGGTTCAAGATCACGCGGTTCCATCCGTATGCGCAACTGAAGAAGTTTTTGTATATCCTCAGCCCAGTACTCTTAACTACGGCTCGAGTCGTCCAAATACCATGATCTATGGAACAGCTCCATACATGGCTGGTAAAGGTGCACCAGCACAATACATCGAAACATCTGACCAACTCAGACCACAATCGACTTCCCAGTTTAATAAGATTTTGGCAAAAACGTATGAAAGAAACTTTCACCCACTTCAAAATGTCGAATGTAAATTACCACTTAGAACAAAAACATATGAACCCATGAGTACGCGTGCCGAAACCCAAAATGGTTTGTTTCAGCAAAGATACCTCAATAAAAATCTCGCTAAGAAATAAGAATGGCTGATCCTATATCTATAATGGCTATAGCCGGTTTAGTTTATGCCGGGAGAAAATTAAGTAAACCAAATGAAACGTATACAGTGGAAGGTAATCCAATACAAGAACAGGAAGTCGTTTCGGACTTTTCAGATCGGGATGTCGTTATTCAATCTGAATATCTGGGACCACTTTCACCATTAGTCGAACCATCGTATACGTCTAAAGAAGAAATCGGGTCTTTCGCCGAGATTGCTCCACAAAAACGTTCCGCGGGTGGTGAAATATTGAACATGCGAAACAGAATGTATGACGCAGGTAGAATGAATAACTTATCCCCAGTTGAAAAACAACTCGTTGGTCCAGGTTTGGGTGTTGGTCCAGAAGTTCCTGCGTTTGGTGGTCATCAACAATTGTTTCGTGTGAACCCAGAAAACGTCGGTGCGTATCGCTTAACGACTTTACCTGGTAGGTCAGGTCCAGCGTACGACGCAAAGGGTGGTCGACGTGGTATCGTTGGTGAAGTTGCCCATAATAGACCTGAAAAGACAGCCTTTTTACATGGTCGTCTTCCTCCAGTACCAGGTAGAGCACAAGGTATGTCCGGAAGAACTCCAAGAGGCGAACACGAGAGAACAAAGAGAACGACGAATAGATCCGAAACTGGTTCGAGAACGGATACTTTGGGATACGCGGGTGCTAAGAGGACGGTTTCAGCACTTACTCGTGCACAAGAACCAACCCGAAATAAAGCTGATGGTACCATCGAACAATATCAATACAATAACCAACCTGTCCCAGGTATTAGTAGCTTTATTGGTGGCTACTTAAATACACCAGCGACTAAGATTGGTGAAAAGAGAACATATGGATCGACGCATACTGCCGAAGAACTTATGAAATATGGTTTCAGGCCAGACGATAGACGTGGTAAACCAAATAGAACTGCGGGTCCAGGTCGAATGAACGTTCGTGCCGATGCACTTAACCAAGGTGGTATGGTTACGAGTGTTCGTTCCGATACATCGAGAATTGATGGTAGAGTAAACGCCGCGAATGGTGCATGGACACAACAATATAGAAACAACGATTATCATAAATTCAATGCGTATAAGGGGCACGAAAATCCAAACGCTACAAATATGAGTTTGGATACGGCGAGACGACAACTTGCAAGTAACCCATTAGCTCATAACCTTTCTTAAATAATTAAAAATTATGAGATTTACACTCATTAAAATATTGTTCATATATTTTAATGAAGGTACACACCTTAGATATAGATAGTGGTGAACGGGACCCTGTTTTGTACCCAAACCCAGGTGATTATGTCGTACACCTAAAAAACCCTATTTATGACGTGACTAAAATATCACTTATATCAGCGCGTATTCATAATAGTCAGTACCTCATACACTCCAGGAACAACCAATTTGATATAAATGGAACAACAGTCACTATACCTATAGGAAACTATAGCGGTAATGATTTAGCACAGGCGGTTGCAACAGAAGCCTCTAGTGTTATTACATCTGCCGTGTTTGACAAGGAAACGAATGCTATAACGTTTACGGGTAGTGCACCGTTTACATTTGAATTTTACGGGGGTGCGAACGGTTACGCTACTGGTACGAATGGGTACACAACACCATACGATGTTTTAGGTTTACCGGCAAGTAACGTTTCGTCTACCACATCGTTGCCTTATACTTTAGAAACAGGAAGTATTAATTTACAGGGTGCTGATGCAATTATTGTTAAAATGAGTAGCGGATCGGACGAATTTAATAAAACCGTGTTTTCGGAAACACCGTTTTATACAGGACGTATACTTTTGTGTGGTGATGTGATCAATTATTCGGGTGTTGACGATACCGTCGAACACAATTTTGATTCCGGATCACAAAAAACGATATCCAGTTTACGTGTTCAGTTTTATTACAGTAGTAACAATAGATTAATACCATACGATTTTAGAAATGCGAATCATATACTTAAACTCGCGGTGACGTGTTCTACTGATAAACTTGAGAATATTGCTAAAGTGGAACGAGACTTTTCTCTTCCACCACCTATGAGTATCCCCGAGCTAGAGGATCCGCGTAGATGGGATGCGTTTATATCTATATTTATGGTAGTCGCAACCGGATTATTTTTATTATTGGTTATGAAAAAACCAAAACTTATCGAGTAACCGCGAAGATTGGTTGGGCTGGCTTTTGGACACGTGTGGAAACACGGGAGATACCAACGTAGACCAAGATGGACAAGAGCGTTGTGAACAAGGCCGTGAGCGTGTAGTTCATGCCACCGTTCTTGTTGACCTTGACAATTTGGTTAACCAACCATCTCACCAAGTCCATCCACGAGAGGGCAGCGGCGAAAGAGAATCCAGCAACGACGGCGTTGAGAGATTGGGACTCGAGTTCGCGGGCGACGAGCGTAACAGTTTCAGCAGCAGTAGACATTTTTATATATAGTATCCTGAGATTTTAATCAGGGAGTAAATCTTCTTCGACTAAAATTTCTTTATAATATTTTGGGTTTAAATATCCTTTTAACATACCTATATTTATAGGTACTGTACCCGAACTCGATTCCGAATCCGAATCAGAATCAGTTTCCGAATCAGAATCAGAACTTTCATCATCACGTATCTTAAAATACTTAGATGTCGTCGTGTACCCCTCCGGCTCTGATGTGTTCATTACTATCTATGGCATTTTTTAACATCTGTTCTGACGGATTTTTTGGTTCCCATGTACTCCAATTATCATACGCCATATTCATTTTAACGAATTTATATTCGCGTCCTGAATATCGCGTAAACGGTACGTCTTCGTCTTCTTCAATTTCAATTTCTTCATCTTCTTCACCTGAAGACTCTTCATCATAAAGTTCTGGGAAATGTGAACCCATTTTCTTACCAACTTCGTTCATGGCACAGTATTTCATGGCGTATTCCATATCTTCACCGAGAACGATATCGCGTCCACACGCTTTCGCATACTCTGCAGCGAGTATCATGGACCGTTCGAGTACGGGCTGGATAATGTTAATGGCAGATTCCTGTATTTGTTCAATTAGGTTTGTGTTTGCGTCTTTTTCTCGTTGATTCATTATACTATACGTTAAACAGTGTTTTAGCAATACCGTTTTCTACACGGAGTATATTATAACTTAGGCCTAAAACTCTAAGTTCCCTATTAGTATTATTATGTGGATTTAATTTAAGTTTTATAATTTGTTCTTTAACTAAACTAAAATTTTTTTGTCCCGTTGGATACCAACGTTCGGGTTCGAGTGCAAAACTATACGAATAGTATCTTCTGAACAATTGTGTTCTTGAATGATGTATACCACTTTGTACCGCACGTAAGTTAATAATGCTACCCGTTTTTTCGTTTAGAATTTCGGAATCGTCGAGTTTAAGTTCCAAACTTCTTAAGTGTTCATAATTAATGTATTCATTTTCACTCGTATATATTTCATAATATAAATCATAATCAAAAGGTGTATATGTTTTTGCATTGACTATATCAACATTTTTTGTTTGTATTACAAAAAACAGTTCTTTTATAGGGTTTTTAAATTCGAGTTTATGTTTATGTTCTGTTACATATTTTGGTATAATAGATTTATTTTCCTGTATTTGTGTAATTATATAATCTATTCTTTGATTACTTAACTTCTGTTTTTCTTCTTCTTCCAAAGAAATCATTTCCAGTGTTATTTTAGCGCTTTTTATTAAGTTTTTTGGTTTAAGACCTGTGTATAATACGGGTTCGTTTATATTAGAAGTGATGGCATGAATACATTTATCAACTTCCCTGAATTTAATAACAATCTCAATTTCCTGTTGGTTTATGGCACATATAGGTATAGCGAGTTCGGTGGTATTATAAAAATAGAACGGTATATCGATAAAATATTTGGTATCTGAAGTTGCGTTTCCTAAATAATGCCCTATTTCCTGACTACTGACTTCTGTACCTGACAATTCTAAAGGTGGTTTACCAACGAGTTTGGCTAAATTGTGTTGTTTTGTTTGTGTCACGTAATTATCCGAATAAATCGCCAAGAAATCGCTCGGTACGCGTTGTATAACTTCACCACCTATGATGAGTTCAGCATATTCAATCATGGCATGACCTATCGATTCATTGTATCCTATACCCGATAAATTTGTTAAACTTTGATCTATAGCACTTAACTCAACTTTCAAACTTACGGTTTTGAGAAGATCACCTTGGTCTTGGGGAATGGTACACCTGATGGTATTTCCAAACTCAATTTCTCCATCTACATCGATATCAACAAAGAAGGGTGCAAAGTTCGTATGTTTTTGAAAATTCTTTATGAAATATGTATACTCTGGATTATCCGTAAAAAAGGCGTCCTGTGGACCGGATGTTTCTAATTGAACACGACCAGCCATTACTAGTATAAGGCACTAAAATTTTAAACCCCCGAGTCCGCTACTCACTCTTAAAACATTATAGTTTACAGCGTATACGTAAACTTTATGACCGTAGTTCGTATCAGGTGCGTCGAGCTCGATTTCAATTAAATTGTGTGCTATTCTACTCATATTTACCTGTCCTGTTGGGTAATACGTTTCGGGTTTAAGTGAAAAGCTATATACCCCGAAGTTGTTTTCAGTAACACCCGTGTAATATTTCAGAGGCTGTTCGTAACTTAACATTAAGTTATCGGCGTCTATTATTGTATTATTATTAAACTTCATGGTAACGTGTTTTATTGGATTGAGTTTGTGAACATCATCACTCACTGCTAAGAAGAACATTTCCTTGACTGGATTTTTAAAGTTAAGCATACCCGCCTTTTTAGATTCACCCGCCTTAAACTTAAATTGTGACATTTGGAGTTGGGTTATAACGTATTCTATTGGTTTAGACATTAAAAAGTTCTTTTCATCTTCCGTGACGAAAAAGAAATCGGTGACGAGTGATACTTTTTTAATTGATGAAGAAACGTCTGAAGGTGGATCGATGATATCCGTAGTAGCAGTGTTATACTGAATAATAACATCTTCGAGTTTTTTAAACTTTATGCGTACCTCGACAAGTTGTTTCGTAAGTGCACATACGGGTATAGATAAACTCGGGTGTCTAAAAAAATAGAACGGTAAAAGGACGTTATAATCCCAATCGTATGAAACCGCTATGTAATTATCGTGTCCCGTTAAGAAATAAAGCGTTTGGTCTATATCGTCTTTGTTATTATGTATCTGATCATACATGTAGATATAATCACCTGTTATACGTTCAATGGTTTGACCACCAATCAAAAGATCTGCGTACTCTATGATACGTGCACCTATAGATTTCATGTATCTTATATCGTATCCAGACGATGCTGTACCGGACGGTTGCGGTAAAGTAAATTTAAGCATCATGCTTCGAACGAGATCCCCTTTGTTTTTGGGTATACGACACTCTACAGTTGCATCGTAATCAATATCACCATCAAATGGTGTTTCTATAGCTTCTATTGAAAATTTCGTGTGTCGTTTAAAATTCATCAGGAAATACGAAAATTCGGGATCACCAGTAAGCCATTGGTCCTGGATACCCGTGACAGCAAGGTTTAATCGACCAGCCATTCTTACTTTATGTGAGTAAAATTTTATGAAATAAAACGATACACTATCATAGAATGAATATTCAACTGAGAAAATTCAAACCCGAAAAAATGTCCGATGATAGGGTATGTGTTTTTATAGGTAAACGTAACACGGGTAAATCAACACTCGTGAAAGACATTATGTATTATAAGAAACATATACCAGCCGGTGTTGTTCTATCCGGTACAGAAGAAGGGAATCATTTTTACGGTGAATTTATTCCAGATCTGTTTGTATATGGTGATTACGATAGAGATGCTATAGAGAGAGTTATATCGAGACAAAGAAAATTAGTTGGTACGAAAGGTAAGAGTATAAATAATGGTACATTTATGCTTTTAGATGATTGTATGTATGATAGTAAATTCTTAAAAGATACGTGTATACGTCAATGTTTTATGAATGGACGACACTATAATATATTTTTCATGCTTACTATGCAATACGTCATGGATCTCCCACCTGCGCTCAGAGCAAATGTCGATTACGTATTCGTTTTAAGAGAAAATATCATTCAGAATAGAGAAAAAATATACAAATCATTTTTTGGTATTTTTCCGAATTTTGATATGTTTAATAAGGTCATGGATGCATGTACAGAAAATTACGAGTGTTTAGTGTTAGATAATACATCAAAAAGTAATAAAATAGAGGACTGTGTATTTTGGTACAAGGCTACACTCAGGAAAAACTTCAGGGTAGGTAGTCCGGATCTTTGGAGACTTCACAAAAAAATGTATAATCCTAAATATTTGGATCAAAAGGAATCTGATGCTAAAAATGCAACTAAAAAAACGAGACTTAAAATAACAAAAACAAAGTAATAATGAATTTTATCAGACGGACGTGTACTTCGAGAATGGTGTACCCATACGCAAAATTTAACGAACTCTCATCAGATGGCTTTAGGAAAAGTGATGGTTATTATGTGTACGTAAATGTATGTCACGATTCCAAACGTATATATTTTAACGATTCTATACCAGAACATGAAAAAAGTGATGTTTTACCTAAGGTTTTAAATACATTTTTGGGTATGTACCCAAGATATGTTTTACACTCAGGCGATGCGTCAGTGACTGAGTCTAAAAACCTATGATTACCATAAATGACGGACGTTAGAACTATGAATTTATCAGATTCCGGTGACGGAATGGTATCGTTAAATAATAACCAGTCTACTAATTTCGTGCCGAATAACCCACCCGAAAAAAATGTGAGTGAAAATAAACAAACGATGGACTCTACTTCAATTTCCGATATTATGGGTCAAGCTGAAGACCCAATGGAACCACCCATGATGTCTCAAGACCCACGCATGACGCAAATGCAAATGCAAACACCAATGATGATGGCACAACAACCAATTCAACAACAAACCCAAGAAAAGAAACCAGAATCTAAAAATCCATTCAACCTTACTGATGACCAGTTCGAAGCACTCATCGTTGCGGCGTGTGCTGCGGTGGCAATTAGTAAGCCAGTTCAGGAAAAACTCGCAAACTTCGTCCCATCGTTTTTGAACGACCAAGGACACCGAAGTGCCGTGGGTTTAGCATCGACCGGTTTGGTCGCGGCGATTGCCTTTTACATTGCGAGAAGATATGCTTAATATAAAGGGGCATTATAGTGTTTATACATTCTCTTTCCGAAAATAAAATAGGAAATGAGAAATCCGAACAGTAAACCAACTGCGCGAAGTCCTAAAACAGTACCAGTACTCTTCGTAGTTTTACCATAATCTCTAAAATCTTTTTCGAACCTTTTATTTATCTGAGAAATACCAGCAACTATACCCATACCTAATAAAGTTGACACCATCAAAAATGGTGCATCCATAGCTAAACGCCCAATTATATCACCGCCACGTGGTAACGCAGTAATAATTAATGGTGTAACGATCATAATTATGAACATATTTAACCATTTATTGTTTAAAAGTAGGGGTGTACTCGAAGTTGCGAGTAAAGTGTTCAATAACAAATATGCTTTCATTAAATCACCAAAAGATTGCATTTATTACTACCAAATATTATTTATCCTGGATGTGTTTACCACAAAACTCACGGCGCTGTGGTATTTCCTGGTATATTCCAAGTGAAACGCATATTGTTCTAAGTTTATCAAAATTGTTCCAGAACTCTTTACTGTGTGAATATTCGTCTACGGTACAGTGCGCGAGTTCGTGTAAAAGTACATGAAATATTTCGTTCGGTTCACCGTCTATACATATACCTATATCACTACCTTTACTTACATTGTAGCCGATTGAACCATTTAAACGACGGTGTGCGGTGATGGGGATTTCTTTACACAATATTTTGAATTCTTCATTATTTGTTTCCCTGAGGTGATCTCGGAGTGTCCTGTACTTTTCACGCACTTCCGTTAAGTTTGATGGTTCTTTTACATTGATGAATATAATACTGTTTATGATAAGGAGGAGTAACGTAAGTATCATCTTAACATAACCATATATAAAAAAAATAATCAATATTACTTTAATGGAATCGAAATATCCAAAAGATGGTATATTTCTATTCGATGATGTTCTTACTGAAGAGGAATGCAAGTATTTCATAAATATAACAAACACATATGCAGTTAAAGGGCGTGAGAAATATGGACCACGGGCAAACGTTGTAGCCGATAGTGTCAATATAGTAGAATTATCGGATCCAGATGATAAGAAAAAAGTGACCGACCTTATGTTTGAAAGGATACTTAAACTGTGTAAAAACTTTAAAGAAACATATGACATAGAGATGGGTGGGTTCACGACGCCAACCTTGCGTAAAATTACAGGTGCGACGCGATTACACAAAGACGGTGTAGTACTCGGTAAACAAATAGATAAGGATGGAAAATGTCCCGCATCGGAATTGAGAAATATGAGCATTATCGTAGCTCTAAATGGGGATTATCAAGGTGGTGAATTGTGTTTTCCCGAACACGGAAGAAGTATTAAATTAAAAAAAGGGCAAGCGATTGCATTTCCGCCTTATTGGACACACCCACATTATACCAACGAATTATTAAATGGTACTATGAGGTACACGGTAAATTTATGGACCCATGAAAAAGTCTGATTACTTTTTAAACACGAAACAAAATTTACTATACAGATCCGAAACCGGGTTTCCTTTAAGATCTTCCCATACTGTTAAAGTAAACCCCAAATCTTCCATACGTGTAAATAACATGTCTTTGTGTGCAATGGGTTCAACCTTAGGTCCGTCTGCATAATATGGTGTATCGGCTAAGTGGACGTATAACTTTTCACCAAAGTTTCCCGAACTCGTATGTTTCATCAGAAAATAGTTTCCGAGATCGTCTCTTACGGGTGTGTTCATGATAATCTTATCGGAATTCGGTATGATTCCTATGAACCGACCCCCGGGTTTGATTCTGTTCTTTATGGCTAAGAGTGATGTTTCAAATAACTTGTTCGTTTCGAATATATAGTGTAACGCAAAGTTATAACACACGACATCGTATTTTCTTTGGGGACACGCGAATATGTCACCTTCGTAAAAGTTGACGCGTATTTTCATGTTCTTGGCACGCGACTTAGCTTCCTTGAGTGAGTCTGGGTTCGGTTCACACATGCTTATATTAGCCCCCGCGTGTCGCCACTTCTGGAGATCACCACCGAATCCACATCCTACATCCAAAATACTGTCGCCTTCGCGGGTAGCCGATTGGATGAGGAGACGCTTGGCCTCATTATGGTACTTGCGTATCTCCTCCATTTATTTTTAGACGTTTTTCTTTTTTAAATGGAGTTAATAAAATTATTGTAATCATATCCCAATAATTCCTCAAATTCTTTAATTTTATCATTTGTTTTTTTCAATTTTTTAACATAATAATAATTACCATTTTCCATATATTTCGTATACATCTTTTTTTCCTCGTACAATTTTCGTAATTTTTGTTTACACTTGATTTTATCCCTGTCAAATTCTCTTATGTAAGTGTCTTGTCCGATTTGATATAATGGATCTATTTTTTTCCATCCTTCCAATTTCATTTGGTCTTCATTCAATCTCAAATTATGTGGATGTTGAGAACACACTTGATACTTTATACCATCTTTACCTGTATATTCTTCTCTGTGGTCTAATCCGTATGTACTTTTTTCGTAGTCTACATTTTCATGAAATTCAAAATCACTACGATTTCGACCAGATTTCATAGTATTACCAAAATTGTTACGGTTTAATATAATTTCCGGATCTGGTAATTGTCTATCCCCTCTAATAGGAAAACCACCCCAATATGTATTTTTGAATATATTAAACCATTTTGTACATGATGCAAAATTTTTATATTTTTTACACTCGTTTTCATAGTCAAACATTAATGATTCTTTTACTTTTTTTGTAATAATATCAACAACGTCTCTGTTTAAATATTCTTCTAATTCGCGAACCGCGTTTATTTCTTCTGTATTTTTAAGATAAGATTCAGGTATCATTTTTGTTTTTGTTTTTATTTTACTTTTAAAATGTCTTTAAAAGTTTAACTTAGGTTAAAAAGAAGAGTTTAATTAATACAAAAATGAAACCTATCATTAAATGGGTCGGTGGTAAAACACAGATTCTTGATACAGTTCTTAAATCATTCCCTAGGGAAATAGAAAACTACCACGAACTATTCGTGGGTGGTGGGAGCGTTCTTTTTGGGTTACTTGAGAGTAAAGATATTACGGTAAAAGGTAAAGTGTATGCGTACGATAAAAATCAAAAATTAATCAACATGTATAGACAGATTCAAACGAACCCCGAGGAAGTACACGAACATTTACTCGAACTCTTTACCACATACGATACACGAACTGGTACGGAAATATACCGTAAACCGGAAACTGAAGAGGAAGGTTTAACATCGAAGGAGAGTTACTATTATTGGATACGCAAAAGGTATAATGAATTGATACCTACTACACCTACACACGCGGCGACGCTAATTTTTCTAAACAAAACGTGTTTTAGAGGTGTGTATAGGGAAGGTCCTAACGGGTTTAACGTACCCTACGGACATTATAAAACGACACCTTTAGTAATATCTTTAGACGAGTTAGTAAAAATACAAGACCTTATAAAAAATGTGGTTTTTAAATGGTGTGATTTTAGAGTTGCATTTACACAAACCGTAAACGAGGGTGATTTTATATATGCTGACCCACCATATGCACCGGAAAATGTTAAAAGTTTTGTGGGGTATACAAAAGACGGGTTTAATTTAGATGATCATACTGATTTGTTTAATTTATTAAAACATTCTAAAACTGATTTTGTGTTATCAAATGCGAAAGTACACCTCGTAACCAGTACTTTCGAAGGGTACGAGGTAAAAGATGTACCCGCGAGACGAGCGATACATAGCAAAGACCCATCATCTAAAACAACGGAGGTGCTCGTACATGGATATGTTCAAAAATAGGTTCCCATTCAACCCTGTATTTAGCCGGGAAATAAACAACTTTTTTCTTAGTATTGTTCGTGAGTGTTGTCTTACGCATAGCTGCATTCTCACCTCCCACGAAAAAAAATCCAATACCTTCCTCGGACATGATCTCGTACGTGTCTTCATATCTCGAAGAGTTCCAAAAACACTCGTTTAACATGTAAGAAAAACGGAAGTCTGCGTTTGGGTACCTCTTCGAGTACTGTTTCAGTTTATGTGACCCCAAACCAATCTTTTCGTCGGTAGTACCAGGACCAAGTTGGTGCTTCTTTTCAATAATGTGTACGTAATTATCACACAAACGACGAAACATTCCGTCAGGTTTTAATTTTTTAACATACTCCTTTTCACCTTTAAATTGTTCGAGATAGGCAATTGAATTATTTTGGTCTATATACACGTAGTCGTATCCATTAATCGAAATGACTTCACCATCTTCGAAATCGGATGTTTCATTCTCGAAGACTTTACCCCACTTGTTCGTTTTTTCACCACCTTTACCGTTTTGTTTCATTTATGTATATTAAATGATGACAAACCCAATATTCTTAGGTTGAATTTCTTCACATAATTTCCAGTTCCAAAGGTAATAGTGATTGTGTCCCGTACCTTCCATGAACTTATGTTCGCGAAGTTCTTCGTCGTCTACACTTACGTTTAGACAATTATATACGTCAAACCCACGGTTACGTGCCATGATTATGGCATCTTTTAAACAGTTACCAACGTTATAGAACGTGTACGCTTGTTTTATGGTTTCACCACTTGGTTTGTGTATATAATCTAAACTATAAAACGTAGCAAATTGATCTTTTTCGTCGCTTAGGTACGTATACACGGTATCTTTACGAGGGAGAATCCAGTGCTTAACATACGATTCGTCTATGTCGAGTGAAAGTTTAAACTTTTTTAAATGGTCGCGTAACATTCGTGTGACCCGTGGAATATCATCTATAGTCATTTCCCTAAACTGTGAGGTACCTAAAATACGATGTGCTTGTTCTCTTGTATTAGAAAACCCTACGCGGTTTAATTTTTTGACGTTTATGAGTCTGTGCCAGTATTTCACTTTAGTGATGGGGGTTGGTAACCTTTTTACAACGGTATATACGGCCTGCCAAATATCCTGTAAATTTATACACCGTGTAATTTCTTTTATAAGTAAAGGTGCAAAATATGTGTTTCTAATTTTTTTAGAGACGCATAAAAAATTTATTTGAAACATTTTTACAGTTTTATCATTTATGCGAACGTTTAATGGTACACCTGATATAAAACCAATGATTTCAGAGTTTTGTTTTTCACGAATAACGAGATTCCATTCATCTTTATACGCTGCCCATTTTACAAGTTCTTTAGAATAGTGAAACTCAAAAAAATCGTCGCGAATATAGTTTTCTTTTAGGAATTCACAAAGTTCTTCTATTTCACACGAACTCCATTCGTATCCTTCAGGTAAAGGTGTTTTTTCGTACCTAAGTTCTCTCGACGAATCAATTTCCCCATCTTTTTCAAAAACAACTTTATCTTGAGGAACGGGTTGTTTATTCCAAAACTCGTGCATTGTGTTATACATAATAGACTTAAAGTTTTTAAGCTTAGTTAGTATATAAACAATGTCTCTCGAACAAGATTATACGACCGTACCAGGTCAACTTTACGCATGCCTTTCCGTCGTTGGTCCAGAAGCACCACAAAAAAACGATAAGTTTGGCATCAAGATTAGAGGTGCATTTGCGTCACGCGACGAAGCGGCTTCACACGCGAAACGTCTCCAAAAGGAAGATGCGACGTTTGATATTTACGTGGTGGACATGTATAAATGGTTGTTAATTCCACCAGACCCGACAAAAATCGAGGATGTTCACTATACGAACGAAAAGCTCGAGGAACTCATGACGGGATACAAAGAAAATCAAGCTTTGGCTGCAAAGATGTTTTCCGAACGTAAACGTGATATGATGGAATCCGGAACCAATTCGTTCATTAAACCGGGTGATGAAAACTCGAAGTATTATACGAAACCGGATGAACCACCGATTAGTCACCCAGCTGAAGTTCTCGAACGTCTCCAAAAAGAGAAACCAGATGCTCCAATGGAAGAACTCGTCAAGGAAGCGGATGCAATTGTGGCCGAAGAAATCGAAGAAAGGAGGAAGAAACGCGAAGCCGAAGCCGAAGCCGAAGCCGAAGCCGAAGCTGAAGCCGAAGCCGAAGCCGAATCGTCTACGGAAGCTCAGGATACGAAAGGTGAAGGTGAAGTCGAGGAAGGTGAAGAAGTAGAATCTAAATAATTAATTTTGTTATGTAAATGTAAGTATGTTGAGTATTATATTGAATATAATCACCATAATTATTGTAGTAGCTATGTTTGGTTTATTTTTACGATTGTATGAAGATCGAAAAAGTAAATCTGGTACAGAAAATGTACGTGCATCTGATGTTGCACAGGATATACTAAAAGACCCACTCGTCGTGAGTCGTGCGTATTTTACTGAACCTAAACTTGGTCCAATAGGCGATTTTGAGGGACAACAAACGTCGTCCGAATACTTATGGATTAAAGGTAAACCTATCCAGGTCTAAGAATGACTGGTTGCATAGTTTTACCCATAAAAAATCCTAAAATAAACGAAACAAAAATGATAATATATGCCGTTTTATCTAAATTTGAAAAAATGTCTTCTTTTTGTGGTATTTGGTGTTGTGGTTCATAGTAGGTTTGTGGTGGTGGAAAATAATACGGTTCGTTATTTTCCATTTCCGCTTCTTTCATTTCAATATCGTTATTTTCTTTGCGTGTAAATTCATCTGGATTATATTCGATGGGTGTACCAACTTCAGCTTCCATTTATAAAATGTGAACCTATTTTTTTAAGCTTATTATTACTCATCTTCATCTTCATCTTCATCGTCATCAACAACAAATCCTTTCAAGTTACCATTTTCATCCATGTCACTATCGTCATCTTCAAAATCGTCCTCATCGTCCGTTTCGAGAAGATCGATATCGTCTTCACTATCAATATCTGATTCTGTTTCATAATCATCGTCGGAATAGTCATCTTCTGGTAAATCTTCAACTGGATCTAAACGTTCAGGAACTTTTGAAATTCTCCCTGAACGTGTGCGTGTGCCAATAACTGTGTTTGTCATTTTATAAAATAAAGTACGTTTATTCTTTTAAATACATTACGCGCTATTAAGTTTTTCATTTATTAAAACGAGTTCGAATTCGGCGTTTATTTGGTTGGCTAATACATCTATTTCTTCTATAACACTTGTATCACTCGATACTGTGTATAATGCAAGTTCGCGTAAATTTTTAAGTGCGCGATCGAGTAATTTTTCTGAAATTTCAACGTGTGATTTATACTCTATAGCCATGTTTATGTTCGCTAAAAACTCTTTATATAAAATTTCGTTTAAACCCGAGTATGGTACCGTTTTACGTATAAGTTCGATTATATGATCCGTTCCTGTATCTTTTTTAATTAAAGAAGATGCTAAGTACACCATAACAATGACTAAAAGTACGGCTAACATTCTATAAAGTACGTACAATTTTATCTGTGAGAATATGTGCGCGACATTTACATTTACACATTTGTTGTATTTGATTTTTAAGTATACTGAAAAAAATTGTTTCTTTACATGTATCACACGTTTCTTTCGTAGTCACTGTATATTTTTTAACACCTTCACGTTTGAGTGTTTCTATTGAAAAAGTTTCTTTTTTAATGATGTGTTTCTTTATAAACTTTTCGAGTAAGTCCTGTTCTGGTTCTGTAACAATTTTCTTTTTCGGAACGTACGTTTCAACTTTACCATCTTCGTAAAGAACGTCTGTTATCTTTTTGGGTAACTGGTGTCGCCTCCCCGAAAAATCTTTACAAAATCCATAAAATCGTCCTTTCATGGTTTCGCAATTACAAAAACATTTTTGAGCTATGGTATCACCTGATATATGGAACCATATATGATTAGAACTGTGTGCACGTCGTAAATTTTCACAATATTTAGACGTCGTTGATACCAAAAACTGGTTTTTGTGTTTAAACATTTTCGTAACGGATGCAGTCGCTTGACCTTCCATGTGTTTACGTATAAATGCCTCTACGAGTAATACCGCTTCTTGATTTTTGAACTCGTCCTTGGTCTGTGCATTTGTAAATGTATTTTCTTCACGAGCCCCTTCGATTAATACAGGATCCGTACCTTGGGTTCGTAAAGTTGCCATGTGTAACATTTCAACGGACGGTTTTTGTTCTGTTTTCTGTAACATAGATAGAGGTCCATGTTTATAAACAAAAACTGGTAAATATTCACTCTGTGTTTCTTTACCTGTATTATTACACTTTTCACATCCACGACCCATACACGCTTCATGTTTACCACGTTTATGTGACCACGGCATACGGAACCCACTTCCCTTTGTATTACGTGAAGAGTTTCCATAGACTGAAATATCAACAATATCTTTCCAATCACGGGAACCATACGCCAAGTTTAACGTATTTATAACATGGTCCCTGAGAGCTAGAGCTGAAGATCTATTTACAACAAAATCTGGCCAATTTATATGTATACCTGTTTTTACGAGTGTATCCACGGGTTTAGGTTCGGCAACGGATATCAAAGCATCTTTACCTCCAAACTTAGACACTTTATCACATATGACTTTACATATACTCTTAATTTGTTCAAAAGTTAGTTCATCGTCGTCTTTATAATCGAGATCCATGAAAAAGTTATAATTTTCCGTTTTTTGTTCGACGACGTAAATCTTTTCACCGGAAATATATGATTCTATACACTTTTCATAAAAGTCATTCAATCTATCAAATGGCACGGAAAGAACACCACCGTCCATGAGCACATGTGATAGATCGGAGTTATTTGCAAAACCTTGGTCTTTACACCAAAGTTTAAACATACTTACCTACTAATCTATTTATTTTTTTATATTGTTTATTCATCTTCATATTCGTGATGCCAAATAGAACGTCTATACGAAACTTCCGGATAATTTTCTTCTTCCGATAAACTTTTTTTTAAAACGAGGAGTTCATAGACTTTATCTTCTTTGTGTAACTCGATGTATCTATCGGCACGTTCACGTGTGTACGCATGTCTTTCAATGAGAAGTTCGTGTATTTGGGATAAAATATAGTTCTTAGACTTCATTATTTAATAGAGAAGGTTTTTCTATCGAGAGAAGTTACACACGCGTAGAATTCTGGGTTATTGAGTACATTTTTAACAATACGATCCCATTGTTTTTTCGTACTAAACTCAGCAAGTGTTTCAAAATTCATGAAATCGTTTTCATCGTGTGTTCTCTTGATAGGTTGTTTTTGGATTTTACGGAGATTCATTTTCTGTTTTTCTTCATTGAATCTGCGTATAAGTTCGACCTGTTCCTGAATGGTATAATTTACGAAAAATACAAAAACGTTATATTCAAGGTCAACCCCTGGACTTTCTTTTACTGTAAACTTGAATTCGGTATATTCACCTTTTTTTAGAGAAATAACTCCCCTGGTTTCTTCTTCGAGTTCTCTTAGAGCCGTTCTCAGAGGATTGGGTATTTCTCTTCGCCTGCACCCTCCGGTGACGAAAATCCAATCTTTGAATCTTCGATCCCGGACGGTGAGAAATCGTGGTTTATCACCTATAAACGTGACGGGTATTGCAATTGCTTTATGTTTCTTCATTGCTCATTAGCAAGTTATAATTGAATAAGATGATTATTCTGAAGATTCCTCTTCATCTTCACTGACTTGGGTTTCTAAAACCTCTTCATTTTGTGCTTCTTCACGAACAATTGGTTTTGGTGCCGGTCTGGATAAATGTTCCATGAGATTTCCGTAAAATCCTTTAACACCTTCCATTTCGGTTTTCGTTTTATTAAGTTCTCTGTACATGTATACTGTGGCAACAATACACATGAGCACGGCAACTATAGTAGCGGTATCGCGGTCGAATGTAAACATTATATATAAAATAACGAGCTAAGTTTTTAAGTTCTTATAATCGCACCCATGTGCGTTCTTTTTTCGGTTGGACACGGGTACCCCATTTGCGCAAATTGGATTTCCTGGTAATGTCCCTCTTTACACTCCGCGTTTTGTAATGGTTGTTCTGGTTTTTTACCAACCAAATGATCTAAAGTACCTGATTTCGGGTCGTATGTTATAACAAATATAAATGCTAAGAGAAAGACTAA